GGTTCCGAGTAGTTCAACTACTTTATCCGGTAAAACGATCTCCCTGACTGATTCATCAGTTTTAGGGAATAGCTTTAGAACCCATTTATTGTCCTTTTCCTGTACTATATCTTTGCTTATGGATAATACGTTACCTTTTAAGTCTCCATAGGTTAATGCGCCTATTTCGCCCCTTCTTAAGCCTCCGTAAGCTCCTAATGCAATACACTTCTTTAGTTCCGGTGTAGCTTCCTTGTAAAGTGTCTGTACGTCCTCATTTGTGGGTGAATAGAGCTTTTTCTTTACCTTGTGTGGTAATGTTACTCTAAAGGTAATATCGGGCATATAAAAGGATAAAGTGGAAGATAACAGGCCGTAGACATTTGAAACACTTTTAGGACTCAATTCCTGGGATATATGGGAAACAAAAAGCTGTAAATCTTCTGTGCTGATCCTCTTAATAGATTTTGTTCCGATAAATGAATAATTATTGCGCTGCATTTTTCGGTATCCCCTAATAGTAGAGGGGGATAAAACGTTTTCTTTAGCGGTAATATACCCTTCTAATGCCTCATTTACGGTCATATCAAAGGATTTCCGTCTATTACGTGCATTTGACCATTCAGCGGCTTTTAATTCGGCCTCACGCTTTGAAGGGGCAGTAAAAGACACTCTTATTTTCTTTCCGTTTTCAGAATGAGAAAATATCTGTACTCTCCATGATCCGGATGGTAGTTTACGTGCAGTAGCCATTATTCACCAACTTTCAGCTCCGCAAGGCTTGTATCCCTGCTCTATAAGTTCATCTTTAGTTCTATTTGAAACGATCTTGTTTGACTCTTTCATGTTTTTTACAGAGTCACAATCAGAATGATGGAAGATTTTAGATTTCTTATTGATGATGTAAAAGCCTGCATTGGGATCACTGTTTTCGGGTAATTGTCCGTGAATGGTACTGTATACTGCTTTTTTATTCCTGTTCTGAATGACTTTATCAGGGTATAACTCTTCGGGAGTATAGTTCTCCCTCACATAATCAAGGGCGTATTGGTCTAAAATGTCCTCTTTTGCGTCCTCTACTGCCTGTTCTTTGATCTTTTCTATATCCTCATAAGAATACATATTGCCACATGAAAAAAGGAAAACAGACATTGAAAGAATAATAAATACTTTAAGAAATGATTTCATTCTGTCTCCTTCCTGCAAGGGCATACTAATAACTGGTTTAACAGTTTTACATTAGTGTCTAATAGCTGATCTATCCTCTTGTCCTTAAGGGCTATCTGTTCCCTGCAAAAATTAAGGCTCTTTTGGAAGTTTTCTCGTTCCTTTTCTAACTTTTCATGGGCTTTTACCTTTTCTGCGTTTATGTCTGCCTTAAGGCTTTCAATGGTATGTTCAAGATCCTCTATAACTCTGATTTTGTATTTAAGCAGGGATTTCATAGCTTGAACATCCATATTGTCAGTGTCCTCAATGGTTTCAATGTCAAGCAATGCATTAGCAATAGGCCTGATCGTTTCCTCGTACTTAAACGAACTATCTTCGGAACCATCAGCGAACACCCTTGAAAGGGTAGATTTAGATAAATAATCACCATTATTTTCCATTAGATTAAGAATATCATTAAAGGATAACCCTTTTTCCTGGCGTACTTCCTTAAGTTTCAGGATTATGTCTTTAGTGTTCGTCATAGGTTCCTCCTTTGGGATTGAGATTGCGTGTTTAGAACTTCCTTTTTAGTATTTCCCCGTGTTACATTTTTTTCAGAAAGGGGAAAAAACAATGGAGAAGAAAGAATTTATTAAACTGTATGTCAATGCAAGTGAAGAGACAAGAAAAGCTATTGATCGGCTTTTAGAAGAAGCTCAACGGCCTTCTGAACCTCCGGACTTGCCTTTAGATACTTCTCATACAATTCAGTAGCTTTATCCGGGGGAGTTTCCGGTTTCTTTAATGAGGGAATTTCCCCGGTCATTAAATATTCCATTGTAACATTAAAATAATCAGCAATCTTTTGTAGCTTATCAGCTTTAGGACGGGCTTTACCCTTTTTCCATTCACTAAACACAGTCGGACTTATACCAGTAGCACGGGATATATCCGAAGGTTTTACCTGAAAAGTATTTAGAAGATCGCAAAATCTTTTATAAACAGCGTCCATAATATACGTCTCCTAAAAAATGTAGAAATTTCTAAAACCCCCTTGACATAATTTAGAATATTCGATATATTATGATAGGAGTTAGAAAATTCTAATAATTATTCACACACTTATATTATATCGAAAATTCTAACTATTACAACCGCTATATCTTGTGGAAAGGAGGAATAAATGTACGAAAGGTTTGAAAAGCTGTTGAAAAAGAAAAAAATCACAGCTTATCAGGTGGCAAAAGATACCGGATTATCTCCGACAATGTTTAGCGAATGGAAGTCGGGAAAGGCAAATCCGAAAGCAGACAAGCTAATGAAACTCGCAGATTATTTCAATGTTTCTATTGAGTATTTCCTTAAATGAAAGTAATGACACAAAAACAGTTTGTTGAAAGTTATCAGAAAGCTCCAAAAAAGATAAGGGAATGTGTTGAGGATATTCTTTTAGGTCAGTTTAGAAGGAATATCAAGAGAGAACTAAAGGAATTGAATTGGCTTGAAGAGTTCGTAGACGGGTTAGAAGATGAAGAAATATCCACTATTCACAAGAACCATATTAGGAGCGGCAAAGAGAGAAGGCTATACGGCTCAATCCCTTGCAGAAGCCGCAGGAATACCCCCGGCAACCTTTAATAGAAGGTTATCTAATCCGGCTATGTGGAACTTGTGTGAGATTAGGACAGTTATAAGACTGATAAAGCCTAATGAGAGTGAGAAAAAAATCTTTAGAAAGGAGGTTGAAATTGCTTAAGAGAGTATTGGTAACTGCTTTATTGTCAATGGCTATAACAACGCCCTGCTTTGGTATGACTTGTCACGAATTAACAATGTCATACATAGCAAACGATCAGGACAGCCCCTCAATGCCCGGTGACAAGCTCTATTCAGAGTATGGGGGAGTACAAGCGGTTTTAATGCACACAACGGCATACCACGAAGGGAGCCACGGTTCCCACGGTGACAAAATGCGGGAAGGCTATTGTGCTTTAGCACCGGATATGTACGGATCAGCGGCTATTGTTTATGAGGCAGTACAGCAGGAAGATGGGAGTTTTCAGATGGGAAAATATCTCGATACCCTTGAAATCCGGGATTGTGGTTATGGGTACAGCACAGGCAGCGGGAAAAGCCTTGTCAGACCTGATAAGAAGTACGCAGGAACGATTGAAACAGGAGTACACATTGACATTTACCGGAATAACCTGGATCGGTGTTGGCAATGGATGAAAGCAACAAAGGGATTTGTTTTTGTAGAGATAATCCCTGCAAAAGGTTGAGGCCTTAAGAACGGCAATTCTTAAGACCTCGGACAAAAAAACAATATCAAGTTGATGTGCTTATTATAGCACAGGAAAGGACAAAAAACAATGAAAAAGAACGAAGTTGAGCAGGCAATTACATTTGAGTTACCCAAGATTGATATTAAGTTTCTTAATGTAGATATTATCGGGGATTCTCCCCTCATTGTTCACAAGTGGAGTGAAAAGGCAAAGAAAGAAATGCTTGATAAGCAGATGAAGAAGGCAAGTGCAGGAAAGGCAGCTAAAGATCCCGAAATGGATTTCTACGAGTCTATGTACTGGCTTAATGAGGAACTTCCGGAGGAACCCAAAAAGGCAGATTATGAAAAGGTTTTGAAGTCCGGCAAGGCTCGTTTCGGATTTCCCGCAGTAGCTTTTAAGGCTTGTGCGATAGATGCGGCATATCAGCAGGGAGCTATAACGAAAAAGACCACAGCAAGGGGAGCTTTTCACCTTATGGATGAGCTTGTGGAGATTAAGGGTGATCCGGTAATGCGGGAAGATATGGTGCAGATCGGCGGCATGAGTAAAGTTGCTGATATTAGATATAGAGGATCATTCCCGAAGTGGAGAGCAACATTAAATATCAGATACAACGCAGGAGCAATCAGCCCTGAACAGATTCTTAATATGCTGAATATAGGAGGCTTTTCAAACGGTGTAGGAGAGTGGAGGCCTTCAAAGGATGGCTCTTTCGGAACCTTCCATGTTGCTACTGCTAACGAGTAAACACGGCAGGTACGGTACGTTGAGTTATGTTTAGGTCTGTTCAGGTAATGTGAGGCACGATTGGGTGTGGCAGGTGCGGCATGGTTCTTATAGGTATGTCTTGTTGCGGTGAGTCCAGGTGAGTTAAGGCCCGGTACGGCAGGCATGGATGGGTTTGTTTGGGTGGTGTAAGGCTTGTTTGGGTAAGTTTGGTTATGGCAGGCAAGGCGAGCTATGTCGAGGACAGGTATTGTGTGTCAAGGTGAGTTAAGGTTGGTTTCGGCAGGCATGGTGCGTTGAGTTGGGTTACGGTGTTTCATGGTTAGGTTAGGTATGACAAGAAAAAAGGAAAGGAGATAGAAATGGTTTACAAGTGGAAATATTACAAATATTCCGTAGATGCAAACGTTGTAGGAAAAGCATTAGAGGACATTGAAAAGGAAAGCGGGGAAGTAACCGCAGAGCTTCTACTCAAAAAGGCAACGCCTAAAGACTCTGAATTACATACGCTGTTTGAGTGGGATAACAAAAAAGCAGCAAACGAGTACAGACTATACGAAGCACGAAAGATTATCGGTGCAGTAGCCGTTGTCTATGAGGAAGAAGAAAAGGAAGAACCAATAACCACCAGGGCTTATGTTAATGTTGGTGGTGTTCACAAAGGCTCATTTGTCAATACAGCTAAAGCCATGAGTGACGAGGAAACACGATCAATAGTATTAAAACACGCATTAGACGAGTTAATGGCTTTTAAGGTCAAGTATGCCGGATTAAATGAGTTGTCTGCTATTTTCTCCGAGATCGACAGATTATCAGCATAAGGAGGACAGAATGTTATACACGGTAAAGTTTCTTAAAAACGGGTGTGAACTCAAATTTGCTTTTCGTCAGCAGGACGAAATGACAGAGTTCTTAAATACCTCAATAGAAGCAGTAGAGGGATACGAAGAGGGAACTGTGCAGATCATCCTTGACAGAGAAGAGGATACATACAGGTAGCCCCCATTAGTAATACCAATGAGGGCTTGTGTGAAAGAAATGCGGCCTTACGGCCACAAAATGATTATACCACAGGAGCAGAAAAATGGAAGAAATAAATGAGCCTGATTATGAATATGAGTATGAAATGGCTTTAGTCCGGAAGATGCACCGCAGACAGCGGCTTGAATGGGAAGAGTTAGAAGCAGATAGAGATTATTCAGAAAGGAACGAAGATGAATACTGAAATGAAAGATTTATTTATAAAAGAGTTAAGGGATACCGGAAGAAAAGGGATAGACAACCTTATATCTGAAATGGAAAAGGGGGGATTCTTTGAAGCTCCGTGTTCAGGGAAATTCCACTTATCAGAGCCGGGGGGATTACTGGAACATAGCCTTAATGTTTTGGAGTATGCAAGGAAGCTCAATGAGGCTTTCGGAAGTCCTATTGATAATGCCACTTTATCCATTGTTTCCCTGCTGCATGATTTAGGGAAAATGGGAGATCATGGTAAGCCCAATTACATTGAAAAGATCCTTAAGAGCGGGGAGAGATCGGCAGCAGAACCATACACCACAAATAAAGACCTTGCCTATATAGACCATGAAATTAGATCGGTGATGATAGCTGAAAGGTACATAAATCTCACCGAGGAAGAGGAACAGGCAATACTTCTACATAATGGCCTCTACGGAACATTTAAGTATGAAATCCAGGGTAATGAGACTCCTCTTTATATGATCCTTCATTTTGCGGATATGTGGTGTTCAAGAGTAGTGGAGATCGAAGAATGACATTAGGTGAAATGTATAAAGACACCAACCTTGAAACGCTGAATATGATTTTAACGGCACAAGGAAAGAATATCGAGTTTTACCGGGATGAAGAGGAAATAAGATACCGGATAAAGAGAGAAAGGGGAAAAGATGGAGTTTCGGTTACTGAAAGCAGATGAGATAGAGTGCAGGGTTTCAACAGTCAAGGAAAACGGCATATCACTTTTACTCTATAAGGACGCAAGAGTGGATCAGAACATACTGGATGAAACAGTAGGCTCTATGTTTTGGCAGAGAAAGCACGCTCTGATAAACGGAAATCTCTTTTGTCGTGTGGGTATTCACTGTAAAGAGCTTGACGAGTGGATATGGAAAGAGGATGTAGGCGTGGAGTCCTATACCGAAAAGGCAAAAGGGCAGGCATCAGACGCTTTTAAGAGAGCTTGCTTTAACTGGGGAATAGGCAGGGAGTTATACACAGCACCTTTTATATGGGTAACAGACGCAGATATAAAAGGCAAAGACGGTAAATATACCACTTATGACCGCTTTGAGGTAAAGGAAATCGGCTACACGGACAAGAAGATCACCAAACTTACTATTGTCAATGCGAAGTCCGGAAAAGTGGTTTATACACTTGGAAAAAAGACAAAAACGGAAAAGGTAGTAGAGGAAAAGCCCGTAGCAGAGCAGTTCATTGACGAGATCAAGATTAAGACTCTGAAAGCAGACATAGAAAACGGAGTAGTAAAAGATGAAGCAGCCCTGTTTAAGTTTTTTGGAGTTAAGGATTATTCAGAAATCACAGAATCCAAATTCCGTTACTACGTTGAAATGAGAGAGAAGAAATGACCGGGAAGGCAATAGAGATAATCAAATTCCTTTCAGACCAGGATCAAGAAAAAGAATGGGATCTGAAAGAACATAAGGAAAAGCGTTCACTGGACGCAAACGGCCTGTTATGGGCTTGCTTGCAGGAGATAGCATCAACGTTAAGGACAGATAAGTGGTCTGTTTATCTGCAAATGCTTAAGAGGTATGGCAAGTTTGATTATGTCATAGTCCGGGAAAAGGCAGTAGAAGCTATGAAGAAGCAGTGGAGAGAGCTTGAAGAAGTCGGAGAGATAGACGTACACGGAGAAAAGGCAGTACAGCTTTTATGTTATTACGGTTCATCCACTTATGACAAAAAAGAGTTTTCTGTCTTACTGGACGGGGTTATATCCGAAATGCGTGAAATGGGTTTAACCCCGCCACCGGACAGACAGACAAGGGAGTTATTGGCAGCATGGGGAAATGGGAAAGCATAATACAGCACAAGGAAGATACAGCCTGTTTCTTATGTGGAAGTAGGGTAAATCTTCACAAGCACCATGTATGGCATGGAACCGGGAATAGAAAGATAGCAGAGGCAGATGGTTTATATCTCCGATTGTGTGAACCCTGTCACAGGAAATTACACGACAAGGGGATCAATGACAGATACCTCATGGAGATAGGCGAGAAGGCTTATTTAGACCACTATAACGCTACTGTTGATGATTTTATCAGGAGGTATGGAAAAAACGTATTATGAGCATAAATTCAAGGCAGAAGGGTGCAGCGGGAGAGAGAGAGATAGCCAAGTTATTACAGGCATACGGATATAACACAAGGAGAGGACAGCAATTCACAGCGGCTAATGGTGATGCTGATGTTGTAGGTTTACCGGGGGTACACCTGGAAATAAAGAGGGTTGAGCATCTAAACATAGATAAAGCCCTGCAACAGTCTATCCGTGATAACTACGCAGACGAGTTAAGGCAGGGAATTGACCTAATCCCGGTGGTAATGCACAGATCAAATGATGATCGAAAGAAGGACTCTACTAAAGGAGTTTGGAAGGTAACACTTACACTTAAGGATTTTATGAAGCTCTACCAGGTATGGGAAGTAACAACAATACCGTTCATGGATAAGGAGTAAGGCAATGGCAAAGAAATCTTTTGTTATCTACAAGGACTGGAAACCTCTTATAGCTGCTCTTTATGAACAGGATCGGGCTTTAGTAGGGGAATTATTCATGGCGGCAATGGAGTATCAGGACACAGGAGCAGAGCCGGACATTACAAGCCCTATATACTCTCACTTCTCATTATTCAAGGCAATGTTTGACAAGGACGCAGCCAATTATGAGGCTACTTGCAAAAAGAACAAAGAAAATGGAAGTTTGGGAGGCAGGCCACCAAAAGCCAAAGAAACCCAAAATAACCCAGTGGGTTTTTCAGAAACCCAAAATAACCCACAGAAACCCGATAATGATAATGATAATGATAATGATAATGAGAATGATAATGATAATGAGAATGATAAGGATAAGGGGGAGAAATCCCCGGCAGCTAACGCAGCCCCGCTCCCCTTTGTCGATTATGAGAGCATAGTCAACGACTATAAGACCACCTGTAAATCCCTTCCGGAAGTACGTTCATTGTCAGATGGTAGAAGAAAAGCAATAAAAGCCAGGATCAGGACAAGGGGAGTTGAAGAGATACATAAAGCCTTTGTTATGGCAGAGGAATCCGATTTCCTGAAAGGTGCTAATGACCGTAATTGGGTAGCTGATTTTGACTGGATTATGAATGATACCAACATGGCAAAGATCCTTGATGGTAAGTATGAAAATCGTGTATCACGGGCAAGCCCTAAAGAGGACGGGTACGACTGGTTAGGAAGGCAGCTAAAGGAAGGAGGCATGATATGACGAAAGAGGAAACCGCAAAGATTATATATATCCTTATGAGTACCTATTCAGCGGCCTATAAGAATATCAGCGCAGAAAAAACCAACGCTCTTATTCAGACTTGGAACGCAGTTATGGCTGATTATTCTTACGCTGATGTGGAACAGGGATTATACGTCTACATGAGTACAGACACAAGCGGCTTTCCTCCTGCACCGGGGCAAGTAATAGAC